GTCTTTCCTTTTCCTATTATGACTCTTGACTCTTGTCCCGATGAGGACACTACTGGTTCACCATTCAGGAATGTGCTCTCAATAAGATGTACCTTGAATTTAGCAAGATCCTTGTCCTTGACTACCACACCATATTTTGCAAAATCATGTATGCCAGGATTTCTGTCAACTTCATAGGTTAGTGTTGCTTGGTTTACATTACCAAAAGCTGTATTTACACCAGTAAGTGTGAATGACTGGTATCCAAAGTCAGCTGAGTTATATCCATTACCAGTAGAAACACCTGTATTCTCTACAAAGACTTTGTCTCCGACTGCAAATGGTATTGGAACAGCAGTGGTGAATCCTGAAAGAGGTGTTTGTAATTTGAGTGTGACGTTTGGTTCTGAATATGTGCAACTTATAATACCAACACCGTTTGTATTATTGACAGAGAACAACTCAACATCACCTGAGCTGAGATTACCACCAGCAAATATAACTTTGACATTTGATATAGATCCACCTATTATTTCTGCTTCAAATTCTGCATTTTCATTTACAGTGTCTGTCTTACTGTTGTATACAACAAAATCAGGAGGTGTAAGATAGTTTTTACCTGTAGATGTGATTGCCACACTGTCCACAGCAAAGTTATCTTTCAGGAATAATACCTGAGGCACTGCTGCTTGTGGTTGTAGTGTCAAATCAGACGGATAATCATATCCAGTGTCAACTAATTGTACCTCTTCTAATCTACCTACGTCAGAACCAAATGCTTTAAGGTTAGCAGATGATCCAGTAGTAGATGCTACTGATACTTGAGGTATATCCTTGTAACTCGACCCACCACCCTGTAATAATACTCTAGCAACACCACCCTTTATGTTTAGTGAGTTTGTTCTGTAAGAAATTTGCGACTCACTTGTGTATCCTACCTTCTCAGGTACGGTGAATAGATTCCAACTGAATGTATTAGTATCTTTTGATAGAATAGTATGATTACCTGTAAATTTACTTGAATTTACAAATATTTTAGAGTAGTCTTTTATCTCTTTGTTGACTTCAATATTCTTTGTATTTTGAAGTGGTAAGAACTTATAGTATAATACATCTGGCACACGATCAGTGAAGTTTATAGATGTTTTAGATCCTGAATTGCCAGGTATACCTATATTCTCTACCTCTATAGCAGATTTACCTGTACCTACAAAAGGCTTCTTATAATCTGGGTCTAGGAAGAAAGATAATTTTGTATTTTTGAGTGATATATCTGAAGTGTTTATTTCTAGTGTATCACCTGTAATAAGTGATATAGGTGGATTGATTGAAGATCCAATACTTACATATCTTGTACCTGAGTCATATACTGCACTGACAGAACTGGTAGCAGAAGACACAACTGTCAAATCAAGATTTTCTCCTGTCTCAAATGCATGATTATTAGAAGTTGCTGTAACATTGATGATTCTGAGTGTGCCTCTAACTACATCTTTCTTAGTCTTGAAGAAGTGTGTGTTTCCAATACCTACGTTACCACTGAACATCACTCTGTTAGTGTCAGATCCTATATCAGATTGTGAAGTGACAATACCAATCGTATTATTGTCTAATACTTGCACAAATACTTCAGGTGGCAGTGGTCTCTTGAATGCACCTGCTACTTCCTTCATCTCATTTGTCTGGTAAGTGAGTGATGTACCAGCACCAGGATTATATTCTACTTTGTCACCATTCCTGAATGGGTGACGTGGCATATAGATTGATCTTGTTGGTATGAATATATCTTTAGTGTCATTACCAAAGAAGGATACTATCTGGTGACCTCCTCTACCAGCTACTGATACTGTGGTGCCAATTCCGACACCAAATGTACTACCTGTACCCACCACTGTCTCAGCGTTGAAGTAATATACAACGTCTTCTTCAGTTGTTAGATTGACTGGTTTATCTAATTGATATGTAAACTCATTTTCTAACCTTGTGATAGTAGATCCAAATATATGTGCAGCACCTGCTGTGCCATTCTGTGCTCTTAGTAATTCCAGCCTGTTATTCTTTACGTCAAAATTTATTATCTTGAGTTGCTCGCTATCAATCTGTACAGTGTCATTGATCTTGAACTTATATCCCTTTATGACATCTGGTATCCAATCAGTTATCGTTATACTTGTAGTAAGTCCTGTATTATTGACACTTGCCATAGAAACACCAAGACCAGTGCTAACTTGTTTTAGATTTATTTGTACATTACGTGCAGCAAGATTGGAGTGGGTGGTTGTTGATATACCAATAATCTCAACAAAAGAATTATCAGGAATACCTATGGGTTCAGTATGTATACCTGTGACACCACTTGCATTAGCAACAAGAATAATGTCTTCTACTTCAGTGATAGATGATGTGATATTTGTTATGTCAGGTCCTTCAACATAACTTACTTTACCAATTGCACCAAAACCACCAGTAAGGTTATTATCAAAGACTAACTTATCGCCAACATTATACTCCTTACCAGAAGTTACAATATCAATTCTGTCTATAATACCACTCTTGGTCTGTATAATTTTAGAGTTTATAAGTGTGTTTCTATTTGCCTGTGCCACATACTCATACTCAGTGATATTGTATGGTTCAGTGTTTCTTACGAGACTAAGAGAAGGGAGATCTAGATCCTGATTAGCTTCGTATGCATTATTGAATGTCTGTAATTTAGAGTGGTATGTATCACCAACAATATATGGGAAAACTGGTGTTCTTGTGTTGTTAAATGGACTGGTAGGGTTGATAACTTCTATCTCATCAAGAGTTGTATAGTATGCATACACACCATTTGGAAACTCAGGTGTTGGAGCGAATCTACCATTATGTTGATCTAGATCACCTGTCCCCTCAACATATGTAAAGTCTTCCACAAAGAATCCAGCAGGGTAGATACTGATGTCAGGTCCGTTGACTCTTGAACTTGCTAACTTACGATAACTTGACTCAAGATACTTCTTCTTACCATCCACAATAGCGAAAGGTCCGTATATTGGGTTGCCATCATATGCCCATCCAAGAATAGGTGAATGATCCTGTCCAAGATCGCCTAGGAAGTTCCTAAGATTACGTGGTACGTAGTAATTTACGTAAGGATTACCTAAATCAAAATCTCTTGGTGTCTCTAAGAATCCATCATCTTCTTTTACATCACCAAACTTAGCATATCTCTCTACTTGGTTGATAGTCCACTTTTTGACCTCACTTGAGAAGATAGCACCTTGACCTGGTGTTTTTGCTATAGCAGTCGTTTGTTGTTGAGTATATCCAGCACCCTTTTCTATCATATCAATACTGGTTATAGTGCCATTAGATATATTTGCTCTTGCTTTTGCACCTATACCATCACCTGTGATGATTATATCTGTATTAAAGAAGTTCTCACCTCCATGTTTGATGATGATTTGATCAACCCTTCCATTTACAATAAATGGTTGTAAGAATGCCTTATCTCCAATAGTAGGTTCTATAACTGGTTTGAAATTATCGTTGATAACTGTTGAACCAAAATCACTACCCTTCTGACTTACATGAACAGAAACAATTCTTCCTCTTATGACAGGAGTAGCAGTGGTGATATCTGCAAAACTACCTTCATCTCTTTTTCTACCACTTATATCAATTGATATTGGAGGATCTTGGAAAATATGCTCACCCAACCCATCATCAGTCAAACTTATGAATGATATTAGATCTTTATTGTCAGATAATCTGAAAGTGTCGTCATCTATCTTATGAACAAAGTACTGACTATCGTTTGTAAGACCACCTACAGCAGATTCAGTAGAAGAATACTTGACAGTCTCAGAATTACTAAATCCATGAGATTTTATATTGATAGTATCAGTGAATGTGTTGATACCAGTGCTTGTATGCACTTCTCTGTTTTTAAAGAATCCAGAATCTTCAATTAATACTTTATCAACTTTTAGTCTTCTATCTACAGTTCTAAGTCTCTGTATACCACCACCATTTGTAGTAAGTGGAATTGTGCCTATACCAGCAAGAGCATCTTTTTTATTATCTGCTAGTGAAATTAGTGTGTCAGGATTTCTTTTTATAACGAAGTATGTTGCAGTATCAACTAATTCACCTGGTGTTACACCAATACCTATGGGTGTACTTCCATTAGTTTCGTAAATTACTTGTTCACCTTCAATCAAATTATGAGGAGATGAGAATAAGAAATCATTACTTGCAGTTCTAACAACTCCTCCTGTAGAAGTTGCATCAAACTCTACAATTTGATTGACAAACTTCATCTTTGCCTTGACTATGGCTGTAGAATTGTTACCACCGATAACTTTTACTGTTGGTGTCTCTTCATAATCAGAACCTTCATTATCAATTAGTATTTCTTGTAATGTGCCTTCTACTTGTGCTATCACAGATGCACCTATACCATTGTGACCATCCTGATTGACAGTCAATCTAGGAGGACTGACAATATCATAGTCTGAACCTGTATTCAACACCTCTACGTTTTCTAAAGGTCCAAAATATACAACGTCAGATGACTTATATGAATATGCTTCTACACCATTAGCAAACAATCCAACACCACCCTGCACTGTTTTATCTTTTGTATCACCAAATTCAGGTTCACTAATTTTTCTTATTATGTTTTGTGCACCTAAATCAGTACCGAAGAGTGAATTGGGTGTAAGAGTATGTGATGTCTGAGTTCCAATATCATTACCTATAAACGCAGTTATAAACTGTCCCCTTCTTACGTTCTCTCCTGTGAATGCCAATTTGACAGTGTTACTATCAACTCTCTTGACATAGTAAGACTCACCCTCATTTAGATTGGTGAGTGTACCTATACCTGAAGACGAATATGCTACAAGATCACCATCATAGAAGTCATGGTCAGGTACATTTATCTCAACTGTGGTGGTATTGACACCGACATTGGTAAATGGTCGAATTCTTTTTTGTGGATCAATTGTCCAATGAGGTAAACTGTTAGACGCAACATGAACAGAACTACCATCGCTGTATGTGTTCTGTACGTCAGCTGTTCTATCTTTTTGTATTTTTAATTTCCTTCTTATCTTATATTTCTTTGTTGTATCAAGTGTAGGCACACTGACTGATATAGAGTCACTTTGACTTTCATCAAATACGAAGGTTATAGTACCATTCAACTTATTATCTGGATCATCTTGATCTATGACCTCTATCTCATCACCCACATATAGAGAGAAGTTTGCTGCTGCAAGTTTGAAGTTGTAACTGTTAGTGCTCTTGAGTGTATATGTCTCAATAGCATAGGTAGATGCTGTATTGTATATCCAAGTGCTATATCTCAGATCGTTCTCTATTCTTCCTAGTTGTTTTATATTGACTTCAGATTCTTCTTGTTGGTTGATAGCAGATCCTACAAATTTATTGAGAACACCTAATACATTGAACCTAACTGGTAATCCAAGATCACCATTCTCATATGATGTCGCAACGAGACCAGATCTTACAGTTGAACCTATGCCACATGGTGATGAGAGTGTAGATATGCCTGTGAACTGAGTAACTGACTTGCCAAGATATGATATAACTCTGTCTTCAAACTCAATATATCCTGTAGCACCGAATCCTACTGTCGAATCAACATCAATACTGTTAGATCCAGTTGTTGCTGATCTTGTAATAAAAGTCTTACCTATCTGTTGAAATTTACCTATGATAGTGCCTTTTGACAGAGCAATCTTGTAATATGTCTTACCACCAAAGACTGCTTTCTCTACACCTGTGATAGAACCACTTGTTTCTAAAGGTGTGGTCTTCTGTATGATACTTTCACCTGTTATATTGAGTGGATCACCATCTATCAACTCACATATCAACACCTCATTGACTCTATACTCAGCATCTGATGGACTAATGATATATTTCGATGGTTGAATCATCTCAACCTTCTCACCATACAGTGCACCAAATAATATCTTGAACGCTTCTTCTGTGCCTTTAGACTTGTAGAAATCTTTTGATTGTCTTATGAAATTGGATTGGTCAAGTTTCTCATCTAGTTTTCTCTCAGCAAATCCTGACAATACTTGTTTTTTTAGTTTCTTTATAAACTCTTGCAAGAAGACATTACTCAAATTATGAACTCTAGAGTCCACACCGTGTGTTGCTACACCGCTATTGGTAAATGTAAGATATTCTGGTTGATTAGTCCTACTATTATTTTCAATACCACTGAAACCTCTTACACAACCTTCAAATGATGTAGAACCTATACCTGTATATGTGATTATCTCATCATCGACTTTTAGTAGACCAAATTGACTAGGCCATCCATCTGTAGATTCAACATAGATTACATCATCTACTGCTCTCGTATATTCAGTAATTGATGTAAAACCAATTAGGTTTTCATTATTGAGAAAGTTAAGACTCTTGTACTCAACTAGATTATCAGCGATGTCAATAGCACCACCTTGATATTCTTGAGAAATATAATACTGTTTTAGAAAATCACCTAAAAGAGGATTCTCCTCGTCAATTACTTCTGGTATTTGACTTTCAATTATTTCATTTATTTTGACTTTGGTCAATGATGTTTGTATCATTAGTATCCGTATCCACTACTGCTGCTTGAAGATGATGACGATGATGATGTCTGCGACACGTTTGTTGACGAACTATCTATGGCAATTGTCGGAGTGCTAGTTATAGAAAGACTTGAGGCAGAGTGGAATGCACCTGTCATACGGTCTCCATTCGGCATTGAGTGGAATGCACCGTAGTAAGGTTGCCCATCCACATAACCAACCAATGTAGTAGCAGTAGATGTGCTTGTTATGATAGCACCTCTTACTTTTGCACCATTACTGTAACTTGATTGTGGATTGTATCTTGTACCAGATGTATTTGCACCTGTGGATATAGGATCTTCCCTCATAAAGAAATTACTGTTAGATACATCAAACTGTAGATATAATTCTTTCCTTGCAAGCACGTCATTTGATTGTGGTATCGCCTGTATTTCAATAATATTATCTGATAAGACTGTGCCTGTGATGTTTACTGTGTCAATTATGACCTCACCCTTCTTATAATCAACAGATCCAAATGTCGTAGATAATATCTTTACATTAGTGTCTGAGTCAAGTTGGAATAAGAAAAGATTACCTGTGTCACCAGATACATGTTGATCAGAAAAGTACACTGTACCAGATACACCAGATATATTGAATCCAGTGGATTTGATATTATAAGATGAGTCATTTCTATGGAAAGTGTTGTCAAAACATATCTCATACTGACTGAACACGTTTAGCACCGCCACCAAATTTCTTCTAATCCTTATAGTGGTGATGTTGGATGTGATAGAGTCACTCACTCTGTCAATCAACGATAAAACTCTACTATACTTGAATCTACCACCAAATTTATTCAGTTCTGTGCCACTAGCAAACACGCTCATAGCATTTATGACATCTGTTCTAAGATTTTGTGTATCACCGACAAAGTTTGAATTATAATATACATGAGTATCGAGTTCTACATACAAGAACTTCAAATCAATTATTTCTGGTACTATACCTGCCACAGAATAGTTCTTCAGTGATGATAATATTTTTTTCTTCGTAAACTCTGACAGGAATGATCCGTTCTTAGGTTTCGCAGCAATATAAACTCTACCATACTTGGGTGGAGTCAATTCTTCACCACCAAATGCACTTATTGATTCTATATTGGGATATACAGATGGCACAATTGCTTCATAGTCGTTCGCTGTGACTGCTCTATGCTGTGAAGAGTATAATCTAGGTGCGTAGTATCTAACGCTCCTTATATCCTCTATATCATCACCATTCTGTGCAGAAAACTGTGGTGTAATTGCAGCACTGAAACCAGATTCAGTAGCAAGATTCTCATTTACAATTGTACCTGAAAATAATAATCTGGATACTCCATTTCCTTCTTTACCTTCTGTCTTTATGTAAGATATTTCTATCACATTACCATTATTCAACTTCTGCCCAAAAATTCCGTCACCAAATAAAACTTCGTACTTTTCATCAGTTGTTTCTTGTATAAGATATATGTTTGATGTCGATGTAACACCAATGATATTGTCAACTAACTTATATTCTGTAGTGGTTGTACTAGCGTTGTTTTCTTTTACATTTATTCTAATTGTAGATGTATCTACACTATTGTTTGGTAGAATATATCTTTGATTGGGAAGTGAGTCGTTTACAACAAATTTGGATTCGAGATACTGACCTTGAAATACTTCCATAGTACCAGTAGAAGATCCATTAGATGCAGAACCTGTAACTTTTTCTGGTATAGAGAATAAGTAATTGATATTTGACACTGTACCATTACCAATCAAACCTGGTTGGAATGTTATCGTATTAGTAGTAGATGTGATCCCAGTTATACTATAATCAACTACCATCCTTGCTGCTCTTTTTGAGCGTGGAACATAACCTATATTTCTTGCTAAAGATACAACGTTTTCTCTTAGTGTTGCACTGTCTATAAATGTCTCATTTACAACTGCGTTTGTATTATATGCTGTAGTGTATGAATTATATGCAAGTAGATTTACAATGACAGAAAGGTTCGACCCCTCAAAATCCATGTCACTGAAGTCTGAGTTTTGTCTTAGATAATCTTTGATTGAGGTCTTAATGTCCTCAAAATTTAGATTTGTAAATTGTTGCAGTGCCATTATAACCTTGTTGGTTCTAGAATGAAATTAACAGATTGAGTGGGAGCAGAGAGTCCGATAATATCGTATTTGATTGTGACATCTAAAGCATTTTGATCAGGATAAGATTTGAAATCTACATCTTTCAATGTTACTCTTGGTTCAAAGTTTTTGATAACTGTCTCAATCTCAGTTTTCATAGGATCGATAAAATCACTATTTGCTAATTCAAAAAGTGATCCACTTATTTGTGTGCCCAATAATTCATTGAAAAATACTTCACCTCTTATGATACGAACCAAATTTTGCACAGAACGTTTGATGGCATCCTCATTTTTTAGTGTAAGAATGTCATTAGTAACTGGATGTCTCTTAAAAGATAAAGAAATGTCTTTGAATCCTTGTGAAAACCTCTGTGTAGGCACTAGATCTTTATAGTCTGGGTATATTTATCATTATTTAGAGACAAAAAAAGACCCTCTACTGAGGGTCGTCTTCATGTCCTAGGTATCTGACCTCTATTTCATCAGGGTGAGGGAACCCTTCTCTGTAGTAATCCTCTGCCAATTCTTGTATTTTGTCCTCCATCTCTTCTTCCGTAATCGACTCAAACTCTAACGATCCTTTGATGTAGATATCATATAATTCCATATTAGCAATGTTTATCATCATCGCTATCTATATGATTCTAGTTTTCTCATGTCCAACTCTACATTGTGGATCTATCCATATTTCAAAACCTGCCTTGATTGCATCAAGACAGAATGATACATCCTCACCACACATATCTTGCACTTCACCAGAATCAAACACCTGCATTTGTGGTGCAAACCAAGGATACTTCATCTCTGTATGTTCAAATACACCTTTCTTGATGAGCAACCAACCAAATCCAGAATAGTCAACAGTAAATGGTTTGCGTCTCTTGACAATGCCTTCAACCATCTCATGATTCATCACACCACCATTTTCTTTGAAATCATCCTCTTCTAACCAATGTGCACATGATGTTGTTCTACCATCTTCTGTTGCATACCAACCACCTGCAATATCTTTTTGCATTGCAAGAACACGATAGAATGATTCGTTTGAGAATACGATGTCACTATCAATCCATAGTTGATAATCATACTCAAGTTTACCATCCCAAGGTAACTGATCAGGTCCTCGTAAGACATTTGCACCAAGACACTTGCATCTTGCAAAGTTCACCATGGAACTATAGTCTTGTGCTATCTGTATATTTGCTCCACTCTGTACCAACTCAAAACAAAGTGATACGAAATTTTTTAGGAAGATGTATGATACACCTCTACCAGGTAAACAGAATACAATACTTTTACCTTTTAGAAGTTCTTTTGCTGCTTGAATATCAAAAGTTTCTTCAGTCACGGTTGGTGGTTTAGATACCACCTTAAATCCTTTAGCCATAATTAGAGTTCAGTCATAATCATTATAACAGTTTATATAGCGTCTATCAACTCGATTGTTTTATTTGCCATTAGTATGTGACCTTCTGCACTTGGATGTCCACCTTTTCTGCCTTGTGCGTAGTTTTCTGGATGCTCTATCTCAGTGCCTAGTAATTCTTTTTGAATGTATACAGGATTGTAGTCTTTGCACATACTTCTCCAATATCCAATATGTCCTTTATAGAATTTCTCAGGTTTTACAACAATAAGTTCAAAGTGATCAGCAATCAATGAAACATACTTCTGCCCAACACTCTTACAATATGAGTCAAATAAGAATATATTCTTCCACATATTCTCTGCTGCCAAGATGTCATTGTAGACAGACAAATAGTATGCTCTACTTCTCTGTGTATCGTTTGCTCTCTGTGGTGTCCACTTCTGTATGATTTGATTGTCGAAATACTCTATTCTAGGATGAACAGTGTATTGTATGACAACTATATCTGGATTTGTGTTTTGTAAATGACTGATTGTTTTTCTTACAATTGCATCATTACTAATACCACACTCTGATATGTTTGTATGATTGGTATCATAATGTTTTGATACAAGAGTGCTGTATCTCTCACCAAATCTTTTTCGTAGTTCATCACCCCATGTGATACTACATCCACTAAAACACAGTGACATCATACTTACTCTCAAATAACATTGCATCTCCTATTGTGTTT